CTAAAACTATGATCTCTTTTGTTATAATACAACTCGATATCTCGTTTTTTGCAAATGTCCTTACCAGTAAAGTTACTGTCTTTATACTCTATACCTAGTATACGGATATTGATGGGCAATGTCAAGAGCAAATCCTCTAAATCTTTTTCTGTGTTGTACACAATGATTTCATCTACATACTTTACAGCACTTAGTTGTATTTGTCTTTCTATGATACTCTGTATCGGAGGATTCTTAGAATCGGGGCGATCTAGTGTTGGATCGTTCTGCAGACCTACTATTAAATATTCGCAATGATGTTTGGCTTCTTCCAACATTGTGATATGTCCGGCGTGTAACAAATCGAACGTACTACAAGTAAAACCTATTTTGCCGCAGCTTTTATAATCCAGCTTCATATCACTGGAAGTCTCTTAACATTTTGTTTATTTCGAATGCATGCTGTTCTTCAGCTTCAATCTGTCCTCGAGCATATTCTTCCAGCATCACACTTGCATCTGTGACTTCTACCATTAACTTTTTGTATGCGGCTACTGCTCTATGTTCGTGCTCCAAACTTTCTCGCAAGATCTGTGTGACACTGTGATCGTGTGATTCCTCAATAGGAGAAATACGCTGTGTGGGATGGCCTTCAAATCCTGTGATCAGCTCGCCTGCATGTAGTGCATGTGCTAAACTTTCGTTTGCTTGTTCTTGCAGGAATGCAACAATAGGAATTCTGTTTGGACCACTTACCATTAGAGAACTGTGAGCATAACGTACAACTCCAGCCATTTCTAATTCTATAATTTGATTTAACAAATAAATTACTTTATCAGTGTTTAATTCTTTCATTTCCAATTTACTCTCCGTTCTCTCAATGGCAAGCGATGCCGTATTTTTTTAATCTGTAATAGTTATATGGCCAAGGTACTAAGAACCCAACCGCTAACATAATAGGCACTACCCACCAAGTAAGTGTTCCACCAACTAACACAAGGTCTGTGATGTTCATACTTAATTCCATTGCTACCATACTAACAAAACTCATCTTAAATGCTGTATCAAGTGCAGACTTAAAGTCCATTGCTTGTCGCATAAGTATTACTGTTTCTAATATAATGCTGGTTAGTAGTCCGTTAAATATAGCAAGTGGCATAACAATCCACATGCTGACTTCAGGAGCAAACAGTTGAAAGGCAAAGATAGTACCAAAGTCACCTATGCTACAACCGAGCAAACACCATTTGGTATTGTTTGCACTTTGTCTCCATGTATGTTTACATTTCCAGTTCATTTCCAATTTACTCTCCGTTGTAGTACTCGAGGCGTTCAATGTCGTCTTCTGATGTTTCACTGCCAAACTGTATTTCAATTATGTGGCAGGGTTTGTCAGATGTATTGTAGGCTTGATGCCAATCACCTTGATACACAGTGAACACATCGTCTTTCTTTAGTGTGTGTATTCTATAAGCAGTGTGGTGTCTGAAGCTGTGTTTAACTTGCAGTGTGCCTTTGCTCACAAACCATATTTCCGATCTTTTAAAATGTCTTTGATAACTGATACCTTGTCCTGGCTCGATGACTAATTCCTTGACTTTGACAGCATCGTCACAGAACAATTCTGAAAATGCACCCCACACACGTTCTTCTGTTGGATATTTCCAATCTCTGAGTATCCAACTGCTGCTGTTTGCTTTGTGGTCTCCGCCTACTGAAAACACAAACTCGTAACCGTCGACGGCCATCTCAGGTATGTTGTCCTTACCTCGGTCGCCGCCGTTGCAGAAAACATATTGCTCGGTCTCGCCGTACATATCTTTTACGGCTTGCAAACCTTGGGTTGCAGTTTCATCATCATCGTTAAAGGATATGACTGCATCCACTAGCTCCATATTTTCTAATATAGTGCGTCTTTCAACAAAGGGCATAAATGGCTTACCTTTCTTTCTTGTGAGCCAGTTGTCGCTGTTTAGCAATACAACAAGCACATCGCCATATTCCTTAGCAGATTTTATCAGATTGATATGCCCGCTATGCAGCGGATCAAATCCACCGGACACCACAGATATTTTCAAAATAACCTCAGCTTATTTGTGTTTTGAACGCTGTCGAAGACGATCTTGCTGATCTCTTACCTTTTTCATCTTCTTCTTAGTTTTTAAATGCTTGAGACCTGTAGTCGAATACTGCACACTTTCGCCAGATAGTTCTCTGTCAGAAACAGATCGCTTCCATCGCTTGACTGCTTGTGCTCTTGCCCTACGCTTTGTCTCACTGGGCTTTTCGTGATACATTTTCTTAGATAAAGTTTTCTGGAAATCATCACGCTCTAGTCTCTTTTTGAGAATACGCAATGCTTTGCCCACATCGTTGTTTCTAACTTCAATGCCAGGCTTGAAGAAGTCTAAGAAGTCTTCTTTTTTCTTAACATATCGATCTTTATTATTATTGTTGTTGTTTTTATCCCAACTTTTTGTGAAGTTGTTATTCCTTGGTTTATTCAATTTGTCCTCTCAGTAAAACACTGTAGTGTTCGTCTGTCTGTTTAACTCCGTTACTATAAACAAGAGTGGGTAATACCTGTGTTTCTTTATCCTGTGGATAACTATCAAAAATAATACCTATAACACCGTCTTTGTTTAATTCTGGTGCTCTGAACATGATACTGTGCAGACTTGCTTCAACAATACTGCGTATTCCTCTAGCGCCTGTCCCGTTGCTGTGTGCTATCTTGGATACATTTTTAAAGTACTCTTGAGAAAAGTTTAATTCTATATTGTCCAATTCTAGCAACTGTTTAGATTCTTTGATAACACTTACATCGGACGATGTCATAATGGAAATCATATCATCTTCTGTTAATTCGTCCAAAGATACTATAGTAGATAATCGACCAACAAACTCTGGTATCAGACCATAGGAAATTAAATCCTTGTGAGTTATTTGCTGTCTCCATGTATCAGTTTGTGTATTACTTATATCTGCACCGAACCCGATAGTGCGTTTATTGATCCTACTTGTCACTGTTTTTTCTAAACCCACAAATGCACCACTACACACAAACAGCACGTTTGACGTATCGAACTCAACAAAACTATCGGATTTTCTAGAGTTGGGTAGCGGCACTTTTACTGTTGTGCCTTCGATCAACCGTAACAATGCCTGTTGTACACCCTCTCCACTGATATCCTTTGTTGAAGAATTAGATTCGCTGCTTCTGGATTTTTTATCTATCTCATCTATGAAAACAATTCCCGACTGTGCAAGATTTACATCCCAGTCGCAAGAATTCAGTAGTCGCTCTATGACACTTTCAACGTCCTCACCAACATAGCCTGCCTCGGTTAATGTGGTAGCGTCTGCTATTGCAAACGGAACCCTCAGCGTCTTGGCTAAGGTCTGTGCCAGTAGTGTTTTACCTGATCCAGTTGGACCTACCATCAGTATGTTTGTCTTGCCTATAACATGATCTTCTTTGACCAAATTCATACGTTTGTAATGATTGTACGACGCAATACTGAGTATCTTTTTAGCTGTACTCTGTCCTATCACTGTTCTGCCTAGCGTGTCAAAAATGCTAGCCGGAGTAGGTATATCTTCCATGTTGATATCGTCGTTATGGATATCAGTATCGTCGAGTATATTTGCACTGACTCGAATACACTCATCGCATATAAATGCAGTAGGCCCTGCAATTAATTTGTTTACTTGCTCTCTGCCTTTACCGCAAAAACTGCAGGAATAATTCTGATCTGGTGAATTCATTTATTACTTGTATACCTCGGCTTGTCATTGGAATCGCTGTCTTCTGAGGGAAGTGGTACAGCCCAAAACCCCAATGCACTATTTACTTCGTCCTCACTGAGTTTTGTCAATAATTCGACTATTTCTTGTTCACTTAAATCTTCCTTATTGAAATCTGAATTGACTAACAACCTTGCAGCTTCTCGCAAGTTTATATCAGTGGTATTACTTGTTTGTAGCTGACTTTCTAAATGTTTTATTTTTTCTATGTACATTCGCTCAGCTTTAGATGAAATAGGCATAACTACTTCTCTACTCGATTGAGCGTCGGCGTCGGCTAATTTGCGTAGTGCCTTTTCGTATTTTTCAAGCAAACTGTTGTATGCTTGTTGAATATCGTTACTGTTCATCGCCCAGTACGGTTTTCTCAAGATCAAGAATAGATTGCGGTATGGCAAGATTCACATCCAACGAAGGCTCAATACTTGACTGCTCTTCTAATTGTTGTATTCTAGTTTCTTGTGTGTTATTTTTTTCCACAGAGTCTGCTAACAGTCTCAGAGTTTTTTCGTATTTTTCATACAGTTCATTTAATGCAGATTGTACTTGTTCTTTATTTGCCATCGGTGTTTCCTTTTATTTTTTCTTCCAATTCTTGTTCTAACTTTAAGATAGCATCAGGCGTTTTTAAATCAAAATCTATATCCTTTTCCACTATCACTGTTTTAGTCTTAGGTTTTTTATCTAATGCTTTTTTGAGTCGTTCAATTTCTGCAGCACTTTCCATCATTGCTGTAGCAGCATCATCTACAGCAGAATATCCAGACTGTAAGGTACTATTGCTGTAACTTCCAGGAGCCCCCTCTTGTTGTAAGTCTGTATTATTGTTTTTTGTGGTCTCGACGTGAGGTACGTTTTCTTCTTTGGTATGGAGCTGTTTGTGTACCGGGGATTCACTGTTACTGTCTGTATGGCCTCCACTGGAAATTTTATATTCATCATCGGGTCCTTTATTTTCTAAATTGACACCATAACGCATCAATGTCTGATTGGCAGCTATTAACAAAATCACAGCAAGAGGATCAAACACAAACACCAGCATTAAAATGAATAGTCGAACTGATTGGTCCAGATAATCTGCAGAGTCGTTTCCATATATAAGTTGTGCCACATACTTAATCGGGCCCACTTCCTTTTCCAGACTCCTAACAATGCTTTCTGCTTCAAATTTCTCTTCTTTCAAAGTAGCAATAGCAGTATAGATGTTGTCTATTTGATTGTTATAATCATCGATCTGCTGTATTGTATCATCCTGACTTTGAGCACTTGCTCCCCTAAGTCGATTAATTTCCGCATTAGCATTATCTATAGTGGTCTGAGCTTGCGCTCTGTATCTATCAATAGCACCCTGGAATGTCTTAATATCTGCTGTGGCCCGTTGTCGCAACAACTGTCTCTGTTGATCAAACTGCTTTTTCTGTGCAGCAAGATCATCACGTTCCACTTGTTGCACGTTCCGCAACTCGTTCGCTTGCGCAACATAATCTATGGTTTCTGTTTCTGCACGTCTAAATGCTCCGCCGGCGTCAGTTTCAATTACTTCGACTCCTTTATTGCGTAACTCATTTACAGCACGATCCAGATCACTAAGTCTGAGATCTATCTTTTCTTCCCTGCTGTCTACACCTTCTAAATCTACTGTTAGTTGTTCTCTCACACTAGTGATTTGATTTTGATTGTACTCTATATCCCCTTGTACTTGTTCCCATGCACCGCCACGAATATTTTCCTGTTGGGCAATACTGGAATCGGTATCAAAGCCTGACCCGCTTGTCAGTGAGGATATTCTGTCCTGTACTATGCTAATTTTGTTTTCTTCTCTGCTGATTTGGCTGTCTATACGTTCCACCGCTGCAAGAGCATCACTGCTAACTCCTGCTTGATCAAGATGCGCTTTAGATAAGTATCCAAAAATGCCCATGCTAGTGATTAGCATTAATACTAACACAGCAATAGTCAAATAAGACTTTATCAGCAGACCAGCAGTATGCCAATATCTATACAACCAACTTGCTGTGAGTAACTTGCCCACTTCCAGTGTGCCCGCCATTATAGCTATCTGCAGTGCGCTTGCGCTAAATATTGCCATAAGCCCTTCGATGCTGAACCAAGCTGCAACACCCGCTATAGTAAGAGCTGTTAATAATGTAAGGAATCCAAAAATCATAACTATATTTATCGGTTTAGATTGGCAAACTCAAGGAATTTTCAATTAAAACATGTTTTTTTATCATCATAAAGGGATCAAAGTCAGTACACTGGTCATTGATCCCTCACAAGTTTGCATAGACAACATAGATATTACCAGAGCCAAAGACAAGTATTGGTCTAAGTGGAGATTCGAACAGTTATTTCAGGATGTCGATGACTGGAGAATAATGCAATTACTGTCTGAAAGTGCCGTAAACAATCTCCTGGCATATAACACTGAAGCCGTGGATATATCCTCATTTTATATACACCTAGAAGATTTCCTAGAAAACGAATTCGACGACACGCACTATTTTGAAATACCTATGAGCCTCTGGTATATACTAAAGGACAGAAAAAAACTTTTTGCTGGAAAAAATATTATAATTTCACAGCCAGCTGAATGTTTTTTTGTAGGGTTAAAGTGTGATCAATTGTATTACCCTAGTCTGATCAGGCAGGACCCTTCGGTGCTAACAGATTTAGAATTCTGCAAAACTGCCACTGTGGTATGGGACAATATAGATTCGAGGAACAAGGAAAGATTCCCCCACATAAATTGGATTCCTGTAAATCTATGGTTGCCAGAATATGCGCACAATCAATCGCGACTTGAACCTAATCCAATTGTGTTTAGAAAAAATATCAGGGGCACAGTGCTCAAGCAAAAGAAACACGATTTTGTTGCACTGTTGGGAAAAATGAAGCTTCATCGAGAAGACTTTGCAAAGCAGGTTGTACAGAACAATTTACATCTAAACAACGAGATTGGCACAAATTTTGACGAAGCAATTAAAGATATTGCTGATCTTAAATTAATATATGAGGAAGCAAATAACCCGCATCACACAACGGATAGGGATATGCGGCCTGAATGGTACAGGGAATGCAGAGTGTGGATATCCCTAGAAACTGCTTTCGATGATCCCAGCATACTCGAGGATGAATTGCGGTTCTGTCAACTTACTGAAAAAACATTCAAGCCTATGGCATACGGTATGCCCTTCCTGCTTAATGGTGGTTACGGTATTTTTGAATACATAGAGTCCTTGGGATTCAAAACGTTCACAGATGTGTTCGGAAATTACGTCGGGGAAACCTATCAGGAAACAAACAGTAACATTATCGATATCATAAGGAACTTGGATACGTTCGATTGGAATTTAATAGCAGACCACTGCGAGCACAATCACGATGTATTGATGTCTTGGACAAAGACAAGAACACTGAATTTGTTTATGGATAATCTAGAAAAAGCTGTTAAGTAAGGAAGCAGGGGCCTGCTCGTCAGCAGGCATGCTACTATCTAAACTCACATATTATGTCATATACTGCTGTTATAGCTCGTCAGCAGGCAAACAGCAACGCCTTGTTATACTTCGTAAAATGCCGAGTTAGCACCATGCTCTGCACACTCTGCTCGAACACAGTAGCAACGATTGTCAGTTGCTTCACGTACCAACTTGTCTGCAAAGTTAAATGCATGCTCTGCAAATTTCTCTGCACCTACACCATCTAGGACTGTGAGTTCAGCAATGCCTTCTGCTTCCATACTACGCAGAAAATCCAGTTTAGGATCGTTTGCATCCACAACAACCTTGTGATCAAAGCAGTTCTCTAACCACTGCTTGAGTGGCTTTAGTCCGCCAAAGTCCACAGCCCAGTTTTTATCATCCAGACTGTCACACCCAAAAGTGAATGTGAATGCTAAACTGTAACCATGCAATAAACTGCAATGGCTGTGATCAGCGTTGGGTTGACGAAACACTGCACTGAGTCCAATGTTGTGTCCGTAATGTTTAGTTGAAAAGTATTTTGCCATTTTTAAGTCTCCTAAGTTAATAGAAGGCCACTAACAAGTGCGGAATGTTTAAAGTGGGTCGATGCCTTGTATCCATCCACTGTGAGTATTATACACAAACTGTATGCAAAGTCAATCTTTATCTTAGAATACTACTAGTTTGCTCACTGTAAAGTTTCGCAATCTCATCCTGTGTCTTAGCATATGCCATAACATGAGTGAGGCTGAGTGTGTACTTTTCTGCGTTGGTTGTTACCATGAATGGAATAAGTCCCATGTTGCCATCGGGACTACGTGCAACTATCATTGGTTTGCTAACTTCCAAATTGCCGGCAGCTTCTTTTACTAATGTGCCCAGCATTTCTTCGCCAGTTGATAGCCTAATACTGATTACATCACCTTGTTTGGTAATATCTAATAACATAATTTATTTTCCTATGTAAAAACATATTATATGTTATTAATTATAACAAGTCAACCTTTTCGGGATATTATTCTAGCCCAGCTTCTTCTAACGTAACGTCAATTAAACCAGCTTCGATGAGTTTTTTTCGATTCTTCATGTGGTTGGATTCCACTAGGTCCTTGTTTTGACCATTATATTTCACAGCATGCCCTTCTTCCATGAGAATTTTTGTGACTGGTCTCCACCCATCTTTCAACGAATCGTACACCTGAAAGTCTCCCAAAATACGACCAAACTTTCCTTTCATGTCCTCGCCGTCTTTGTTTATTTGGGTCTTAAGAATACAGCCCTTGCCCAACAACTCCTTCAATCTAGCTTTTGCAGCCAAACCAAACTTCTTTTCCACCTTATCTCTGGTTCTACTTTCCGGTGTGTCTATGCCCATCAGACGAACTCGCTCGTCCGTGAGCGTAACTCCAAATCCCAAATCGATATCAACGTCAACTGTGTCGCCGTCGATGACCTTGAGAATTTTACATTTGTATTCATACATTGCTATACTCCTTTATTATTAAAGTAGTATTTATTTAATGTATATAGAAAGAGTGGTTTTGTATTGTTGCTACATAAGTCATATGATCAGCCCAGTAAGGATTGACCAAATGATGGTTAAAATAGTGTGTGCTGCCATTTGTAACATCAGGTGTGTCGTTGTATAACACTTCCAGTGAAATACGTTTTGCAACTTTCCAGCTGGAAGACGAAGTGTCAACCACATCACTTTTGCCATCACAGAACCAAGTAAACTGACATTTATATTTCACAGGAACAATACGACCATGTGTTTCATACCACCAAGTGGAATACACTGCTTGATAGACCACACCACAAACTGTGTTGGGAAAACGTGGACTTTTGACACGATTATTGGTTACATGGGCCACAGCGATTTGCCCTTGGATTGATTCACCTCTGGCTTCGTGATAAATGTTGGTTGCCATGCAGATCAACTCTTCGGTGTCGATCACAGGACTAGGTGATTTTATTTGTTCTGGCTCAGGGATAGATACCGGTTGTACGATAGGCTGAATTTGCTGTACCGATACTAGTTCAGGTTCTGGTATAATAAATTTGGAAAAAACATTATAAATATCAATTGCAACAACAAAGTATACCACAGCAATTGAAAAACACACGTTCCTCAGTATCTGGCTTGTTAATATCAAAACACATACTCCTCAAAATACTAGCTTTCTATATAATAACGCCTGTACTGTGTGATGTCAAGAAATATAATTAACCTTTGAAAGGATTTTTACTAACGGCATCCCATGCTTGTTCTCTAGAGTACTCTACTTCTTCGTATCCAGGTAATGGCTCCTTGACTTTTCGAATCACTGGCCATTCCTTACTCATCTGTTTGTTAAATTCCAACCACTGGTGATCTTCTGGAGCAAGTTTTCGATCGCTCACGATAGCGTTTACTGGACATTCAGGCTCGCATATTGCACAATCAATGCAGATGTCTGGATCAATAACTAACGTGTTTTCCCCTTCAAAAAAGCAGTCGACTGGACAAACTTTAACGCATGTTGTATGCTTACAGTCTACACACTCTCCTTTAACTACATATGTCATATTCTATCATCCAATGTTTAAGTAACTGTATTTACTATTTTTAGCTTATTTAGAACATTTTTTAAGGTTTGAACTAAATAAAATTAAGCTGATTGGCAACACCGAGTTGACAATTAAATTAAGTTTGCACCACTCATTAAGATGTGCTATATACATATAGGGACGTAGGTCTCGTCCAATCAGTAGTACAATAGATCCGGATCTATTATTTTTTTACAAAACTACTTCTTCTACAACTGTGACTCCATAGCTTGGAGGTATAGTTGTTCGCTGGCTAAATTCTTTGCCTTTGCTTCGCACTGAATGTCAAAGTCATCCCAAAATGTCAAAGCCCATTCGTTAGCATCAAAGTTCGGATAGTAATCTGAGTGTGCCCTGAGTTTTTGTTTCTTAGCACCAGTTTCTAATAAGGAACTGATGGAATGAAGGGTGGTATGTCGTGTTGCTTCATCAATTCGTGTTGATTGATTAAGCCATTCATCTCTGCTATAGCTGTAATGTAAAGTAGGGCGCACACCGCGCCAACTGTCAATGACCATTTTAACACGGTCGTCATCTGCTTGTATATATTCTTCATCTCTAATCCAGTGGTGATGTATATCTAATACCAATGCTACATGGTCTTTCAACATTAGACTTGCATCTAAGCCATGACACATTTCGTCATTTTCTATTGCAAGAGTATTTCTTGCTTCGGGAGATAATCTAGGCAATACATCAATAATACCTTGATAACCTTTTCTACCTGAGATATGGACATTAAGTTTCATGTCCATAAATTCTTTACCGTAGCCCATCCATCGTGCCATGTTAGCATGATATTCAAACTCGTCAATGCTGCGCTCTACTACATCATCGTTGTCGCTTGCCAGTACGCAAAACTGGCCAGGATGGAAACTGATACGCACATCAAGATCACGAGCCAATTGACCCACCTTGGCGAATCCTTTCTCCAGCATCCGGATATTATCAGGATCGTCCCAAACGTAGCGCCAGTTTGGCTCAGTAGCCATAGGTATTTGATTGCTTCCAAGGCGTACCATCCTCCTGTTCTCTGGTAGTCCGCCTACGTATTTAACCAAATTGTATGCACTTTGCATGTTATGCTCTACAAGATCAAGCATTCGCTGTTCTGCAACAGACTTGTCCTGTCTGTTACACCAGGCCACTGTAGTCACTTTTTCAGTGAAGTCTTGCTGTAACTCTTTCAATACTTTGGGTTTTTGTGATTGATCCGGATCCAAGTACTTGCAACAAAAACCAATACGCCGTATATTTTGGTCAAACATAACACACCTATATAGTAGTAAACAGTCCTTATTATAGCAAAACCACATATCAAAGTCAATAAATACTTGCATGGAATTTGACTTGATAATAGCTTGCGGTGACAGTTTCACTGAAGGTTGTAAAAACGTACTGAATATACCTCCGGAGAAAACATGGCCTGGGCTTGTTGCAGAGAAGTTGAACATACCGTTTATGAACTTGGCAGTAGGTGGTTCTTGCAATTTGGATATTTCAATGCAACCTTTTAAGAACACAACACCAGATCACCTTGATATGATAGCAAACTCAACAGCTCCGCTGATACTGTTTAACTTCACTGTGATGGAAAGGTTTTCATATCCAAGTCTGCGAACAGGTTACACAGAGTCCTGTTGGTCTGTGTTGCCTGAACATTTAGAAATGCAGAATATTTCATGGGCTGAACCTGTTATCGATCAAATGTTCGGAGAGAATTTTCTCAATCATGGCCTATCAAATAGTCATCTAGAATCCGCCAGATTACATCAATCAATAAACGATCCCAAATTACAAAACGTGGATTGGTTTATTTTTTCCACCATGCAGGCAATAAGGATGTGCATATCTTGGGAACGGTTAATTAAAAATTCCACAGTTAGATGGGGATTTATACATATCAACACAGGCAATTTCTTTAAAGATTTAACTGACTACAACTCCACAAGCGGAGGTAAAACTAAACTTAATTACCCTTATTTGGACAAATGCTACAATACGCATAACGATATGAAAGAACTACAGAGCCTGCTGTACTACAATGGGGAACACCTGTTAGACGACTATGTGATATCGCCAGACACGGATTTACATCCCAATCAAAAAGGGTTAGAACTAATAAGCGAGTGGTTTAAAAAATATGTCTCAGAAAAAATTTGACTCAATAATATCCTGCGGTGATAGTTTCACTGAGGGGCATCGAAACGTTTTGGGCATAGACATTTCTCAAACATGGACCGCACAAGTTGCAAATAACTTGGGAGTTCCTTATGAAAATTTGGGTGATGCTGGAGCATCTAACTTGGATATTGCATTACAACCGGTGCGATACCAAACACTGAAAACAGAGAACCCACTGTACCTGTTCAATTTCACTATTGACGAAAGAATTCCCATAATAAATCATCACTTGGGAAGTGATTTTACATCGTTATTTTCCATATTACCAGAAGATATTGCACACATACCGTTCAGCAGCAATTACAGAGATCTGATAAATCATTTTTTAATAACCCTGGATAAAAATGGTTTGGACGGTTTTCAGAGTATGACCTCTAGAGCAATAGACATTGTGCACAACATCACTAACATCAATCCAAATGCACATGTGCTATGGGGATTCATGCATGCTGACAATAAGGGAGAAGAGCACACTATATTTGATAGGGGTGGCAATGATACTGACAACTCTATCAACATACAATTTACACATAGAGAAACGTGTTACAACAGACATGTTGATTATAAACCATTAGAATACTTTATAAACGATGATCAATACAAAATAGGTCCTCATGACGGTCATCCAAATAAACTTGGGATAAAAGTATTTGCAGACATAATGACAGGTATTATCAAAAATGAATTTTGATGCCATAATTGCATGTGGATGCGATTACACTGAAGGCTGGCGTGAAGTATCTGGGTTGTCCATAGATCAAACTTGGCCAGCAGAAGTAGCAAAACATTTCGACGTTCCTTTTGAAAACTTGGGTCACGGTTATGCATCAAACTATCAAATAGCCATGCAACCGTTTTATCATCAGCAAAACTATTACCAAAATCCGTTATATATTTTTAATTTTACAGATGACCACCGATACCCTATAATTGATCCAGAACAGTTGACCATTGACAGTATATCATCTATACACCCAGAATGGGCCCATGCACATGAGTGGGGTACTGCAAATAAAATTTCTATGAAGTACATGTTAGATAAAACTGTGGCAAACTACCCCGGTGAGACCGAATGGCACAAATATCACGGACTTCATGCCAGTAAGCCTACCATAGAAGAAAAATTTAAAATGGATGGAATGCAACGTGCTGCTGTTGCACAAAATAATTTTATAGACGGCTATCAACATCTCACAAAAGAAGCAATTCTGTTGGCACACAGAGTAAGGATATTTAATCCTGGAGCAGAGATCATGTGGGGTTTTATTCACGGTCAGTATGATATCGGTTCTAGCAGTAATGTCCACATCAGATCTGGGAAAAAAGTACTGTTTCCCAAAATCGAAAACTGCTATAACACGCTGTTTGAGGATAAATACTTGCATGAGTTCGTAGCTTCGAAAGGTTGTGTTCTCAACACACACGACTTACACCCGAATAAGGATGGCATCGATATACTGAAAAAATTATTCATCAGTGCCATTAAAGACAAATTTAAATAAATAAGCATTATAATCGATTATACGGAGTAATTAAAATGGCAGACATTTTTAACTTTGCACAAAAAGGTTTAGCTAACCTAGTGCAATTCGGAAAAAGAGGCCTCAAACTTGTCAGTAATACGGACGGTCAACACTTCTCGTTCACAGCAAACGATGGTACCACACTTGTAGAAGTACGTGGTGCTAACGCTACTGTTGCGGAAGCATTCATCACCAAAGGACAATTTGATGCATCCACAGCAGCTATTACACAGTACGTGAGCACAGAAGTAGCGTTTGATAACGGCACAACAACACTGTTTGAGATCCCAGCTAATTCAATGGTATACAGTGTTTCTGTTGACGTAGGTAGTCCGTGGGTGAGTGCAGACAGTGCAACAGCTATTAAAGTTGGTGATTCAACTGACGATGACAGACTGTTTACTGATGATGAAGCTGACATGACGCAGACTTTCCAATTCCACAGTAACTATCAACATATATACGACGCTAACACAGACATTACATGCACTGTGTCTGGTGGTAGTGCAACATCTGGTGTTGCAACAGTAACATGCGTTGTTGTAACTGAGAACTTAACAGTTAAAGACTACGGCAGTGTTGCAGATAACGGCGGTGTCTAAATAACTATTAACTAGCTATACTAAAAAAGCCTGCACCCGCAGGCTTTTTTTTGTTTTTATTTCCTAGATGATAAATACATTTATCAGAAATAAAACTTATTAAGGAACACACAATGGATCGAAAAGCAGTATTTGAACAACTCAAAATAGATGAAGGAGTAGTATATGAAATCTACGAAGATCACCTTGGATATGCTACTTTCGGCGTGGGCCACTTGGTGCTTGACTCGGACCCAGAATTCGGACAAGCCATCGGAACTCCTATATCTGAAGAAAGAGTACGAGAATGCTTTGAACGTGACCTTGACACCGCAATTGATGAGTGTGTTGCTCTATACGGAGATACATGGAGTCGATTCCCGGGAGAAGTACAAGAAGTACTGGTCAACATGTTATTCAATTTGGGAAGACCCCGTCTAAGCAAATTTAAGAATTTTAATGCCAAATTGGAAGAGGGCGATTATTCAGGCGCTGCTCCCGAAGGTTTAGATTCTCTGTGGGCTCGACAAGTTGGGCCTCGAGCTACTAGATTAATGGATAGGCTGAAAGCTGTATAATGAAGGTATACACATTTGGTTGCAGTTATACATACGGCTATAAAGATTACGACTACAATGTGACAAGTTGGGTTGAGCAGTTAGCAAAACAGTTCCCAGAAGTTGAATTTGAAGATTATTCATTCCCAGGAACATGCATAGAATACAGTTTGTTCTTGCTTGACAATGTGATAAAACAAAAACGCCCAGAAGATAAAATAGTATTTCAGTTTACGCCACCGTACAGATACACCACATGGACTAACAGTGATATTTTTTATGATGGGAACAACAGGTATAAGAAAATCAGTAATTATTCAAAATATAAACCTGAAATAACTGATCATCTAGAAAGGTATGTGTGCAACGATTGGCTGCTACATGAAAATGACCCAACGTTCAGCAATTTGGACAAACGGTTTTTTAAATTGTATTACACAAAAATTAACCAGAATAAAGAATTATCGACATATTATGCTATCACCGAATACGTTAAACAACATGCAGATTATGCATTTTTTCAGAAAGACTACTATTACCACAATAATTTTAAAACTGTCACAACAGTTAGGCACTACGATTTCAGTCCGTGTGTGCAAGTGGATTTAGATAGTAAGTTGTATAACAGCTATACATGGGATGTGGCACAACATTTTAACGAAGATGGCTGTAAGTATGTGGCCAACAACGTAGCAAAAAATTTAGAATTAATTAATACTGATAGAATGGAAGAATCACAATGAAGTTAAACGATTTTTTAACAGAGTCCGAAGAACCCAAAAGCGGTACTAGCGCAAGAACAAAACTGGATCACAGTTTGCGAGCTCAAGGGCACAAAGTTGTACAAGACAAAAAGAAAGAACTCAAAAAGGGTACAGTAAAACATAAAGGTAAAGCATTTGAAGAATTGCGTGATATCGAAATTGGTGGCACTAAACATAAGATTATAGTAAAAGTTGGTAGGGATAAAAGTTATACTCTCTTTATAGACGGTAAAAAGATAGGCGAGTACCATTCAATGGGGCAAGCAAAGAAGGCCATCTCTAAAGAAATAAAAAATGAAAGTACGTTAGCAGAAGGCCCACTAGTTGTAAATAAAGATTCTGATTTAAACAAGATGATTGATACTTTTATTGATAGTTGGAAAAGCCAAAGACACAGTGATGACGAATATGCAGAATTGTTAAAAGCTCTTGGGTATAAACTGGAAAAAGACGGCCAGCGATCAGTTATAACCAAAGAAGATTTAGACGAAGCAAAAGGCGACATTCGTAAGGCACTAGTTGCTGTAGCAATGATAGCAACACTTTGGGGTGTGAATAAAAACTTAGCACAAGACGCATACGATGCCAGTCCTCAATTACAAAAGCTCACAGCATATCTTGAAGTTGCCAAAGAACACAATGATGAACGTATGATTAAACAGTTAGAAAAAAGAATTGGTGATCATAAATTACGCTTAGACATAGGCAAGGGAGAGGTTATGGGTAAGGATGGCCGGCCCGTTGACGTGGTGTACGACAAGGACTAGATCCCAAGTCGTTATTATTCACCCAACAGTGTTTGTGCTTCTTCTGTTGTAAGTTGGCGTCTACCAGGATTTGTTGGAAACACACAACAAGGCTGAACATTGTAAAATTCACTTCGCTCTTCGCACCACAGTCGCTGCCAATAATTTCCTTCAAGGTCTTGCTCCACAAAGATTTTGCTGTCATGATCAACTTTGATGTGTGTCATGTCTAGACCTTCCTGTACTCGGGCGGTGCGCTGAAGTTTATCCAAGTATTCACCATCAGGGGATAAACCAAACATAGGCAGTGCACCGTCATAATCTGGATTGTCTAGTGCCCAAGATTCTTCAGTAATGCCAAATTGTGGTTCGTATACACCAAACTGATCGCCGAAGTTTTCACTTAACCAATGCTTTTCCTTCTCCCATCCATCGATACCATCAACTTCTGTTTGCTCGCCATCATGGTGCTTTGTTAGTGTGGCGCCGCCGTTTGATGTGGTATAGTACAAATCACTGCTAATAGTGCATTTCAACATGCCTAAGTCTTGCAGGTGGATCCAAGTTAAAACCATTTCTAATCTCCAGTTGTGTTCTAGTAATAAGTATTTATTTATGATGATAAATAATTTATAATTATCGAGGAGAATTAAGTTGGATATAATAGATAGCCTTTTGTCAGATCGATTGTGGATTTACACTGCAATACTTGGTTCAGTGTTTGGTGCAGCATTTTTGGCTTGGTTCAGAAACACGCATGCTGCTTTATATCTAATGAGTAAATTTGATGCAATATTAGATTACCTTGCAATTCGCTGGGGATGGACTTGGTTGCAAGACGATCCTGAAGCGTGGCGCAAACGTTATCCCAAAGTAACTAAAAAGATAGACGATTTAGAGCAACGAATCATAAATCTAGAAAAGAACAAAAAATGAACTAAAGTGATAAATATTACATATGAAAATATTAGAAATAATCATAGAAGACTATACAATTGATCAAGCATTAGAAGAATCCTACGATGACGACGATGCATTTTTTGAAGCATATGGTTGGATTGACAGTGACTCTTTAGAAGAAGCAGAATACCAAGGACGCAAAGTCAAACTTAACAAACCTATGCAAGGCGATGTTAAAAAGTTTAAGGTTTATGTAAAAGATCCTAAGACTGGCAATGTGAAAAAAGTAAACTTTGGACATGGTGGATCAAGTGTTAAGGGTAAGGCTATGAAGATTAAGAAATCTAACCCTGCAAGACGTAAGTCTTTTAGAGCAAGACATAACTGTGACAATCCAGGTCCTAAGACAAAGGCACGTTATTGGTCTTGCAGAAAATGGTAATGGTGTAGTATGGATACACCACACACAAACAAACAGATACGTATATTTGATACAAAAATTAAGAGTGACGAACTAGTATGGCATCGAGACAAACGAAGTAGATTTCTCACAGTTCTCGAAGGACATGGCTGGAAAGTGCAGTTCGATAATCAACTCCCCAGAGATATTATTCCTGGAACAACAATTCACATAAACAAGAACTCCTATCATAGACTATTGAAGGGATCGTCAGATCTCGTTGTAAGAATAGTCGAATTATAATTCACACGAGGACACACATGAAGAAAGTACTAATTACTGGTGGCACAAACGGCATCGGCGGATCACTGCGTAAGTTGTTGAATAACCATTACGAAGTTATTCCGATGGATACGCATACCGGGCATAAGTTTAAGCCAGACAATTCAATGTTACAAGAAGTGTATGATACAGCACTAGAATGCGATATATTCGTTAACAATTTATTCTATAAGGATAGTCAGCTGACACTGTTTAAACAACTGTATGCCGCATGGAAGGAGGACGCTACTAAACATATCATAAACATAAACAGTAAATTAAGACTGAAAGTGCACAACGGTCCTCAAGATATCATAGCAGGCAGTCCGTATACAGCCATAAAACAACGTTTACATGATGAATGGCTTAATGTATTACATGAGCCAGGCAGAAAGGTAAAAATAACAAATGTCAGTCCAGGGTTCGTTGATACAAAATTTGCTCAGCAAAATAACTTACCTGAGGGTATGAAGCTAGAGCCTGAGGAAGTTGCAGAATACATCAAATGGACTATCGAACAGCCAGCGTTCATTGAGTTAGGTGAGGTGTCCTTCTGGCGTGTGAAAAGATAAATACATACATTAAATAAAAATGAAAAAGATCGCTATAACAGGGCACACACGAGGCATTGGCAAAGCAATTGTTGATTTATGCACAGATGAATACGAAATTTTAGGATTTAGCAGAAGCACGGGGCACAATTTATTACACCGCAGTACATTAGAGACAGTATTCGAAGAAGCTAAAGACTGTGATATTTTTATTAACAATGCTTTTTGCGGAGATTCACAACTGAAATTATTTGACATATTTTACGATAACTGGAAAGATGATACAACAAAGTTTATCATAAACATTAACAGTAAAAATAGATTTCGGGCAGGAGATGGTACATTTGGAGGTAGCGGTTTATATGCCTCCACAAAATTACAGTTGCATGAACAATGGATAAACGTGTTGCATGAAAAAAGTAGGCGGTGTAAAATATCAAACATATCCCCTGGATTTGTTGATACAGAGTTAATAAGTCACTACACTATGCCCGACTGGATGAGACAGCCGGCACAGGAATGTGCAGAAACAATTGTTTGGCTTATCAACCAGCCAGATCATGTGGAAATAGGCGAAATAAGTTATTGGAGACATAAAGCACCATGAAAAAAGCTGTGATATATCCGGGAAGATTCCAACCAATGCTTCCTCACCATGCAGAAGTATATCGAAGATTACAAAGCAGTTTTCCTGATGCTGATGTTTATGTTGCCACGTCCAACAAAGTAGAAGAACCTAAGAGCCCATTCACATTTGATGAAAAAACACACATCATCGAGCAGATGCATGGTATTCCCAAGGACAAAATATTAATTGCCCCTCAACCGTATTTAGTTGACAGTTTTAAAGATAAGTTTGACACAGAAAACACCATGGTGATATTTGCTGTGGGCGAAAAGGACAACGACCGATTTCCTATGAAAAATGTTGATCCTGACACAGGCTTAGACATGACTGTTCGCGGGGAAGCCCGGCCGAAATACTATCAAATGATAAATACATTAAAGCAACATCCTCCGATGCCCATGAGCGAAAGAGGTTACATCTATAATGCCCCCAGTATTGAGGGCTTGGATGGAGAAGTTGCAAGTGCAAGTGCTTTTAGAAAAGCATTCACAAGTGTTGAAAATGAACAACAGCAACGTGCAATATTTGAAAAATATATGGGCACATTTAACGAAAACATTTTTGCATTGTTCAAAAATAAAATTATAGGTGATAAAATGAAAGAATCATTGGAAAGATTAAAGTTTTTAGCTGGAATGACTGAGTCGGCGCCAGTTGACTTCGATGAACCAGAAGTGGATGACGAAGAAGGCTTAAAACCTGGTTTCGCACAAAAAAATATGATGACACAGTTGGGCAAAATCGCAGACAGTGATGCTGCGAGTCAAGACGCTGATGTAATGAAAGTTAAGAATTTTTCAAAAATCACAACTGTTACAACAGATGATGGTGACGACGTAGAACTTTCTGGTGCTGAAGCAAAAGCAATGATAGAAATGTTTAATATGCTGTCCAGTCAACGTGCTGGGGATGAGCAATCACCGAGAGAACGATTTATTCGTGCTATTCAGACTACAAAAGGCTTAGAGAACATGATTGCTTTTGCTAAGTCAAAAGGTTTAGTAGAAGAAGCAGTTGAACAACCAGTTGTTGACTTTGGTGATATCCGTAGCGATTATGGAGTCAATGAAGAAGAGGAATTAGATGAAGGACGATTTAAAGATTGGGATCCAGAACTTCTGGATGCCGTAAAAAAGGGTTATCCGCATCCAATAGAAGAGCTATATAACACTCTAATAAGCATAAAATCTAACGCTAAACTTGCAAAGAAGTATGTGGCAATGAAAGATCCAGAAGAGGCGGAATACTTGGAATCACAAGGAGTTTTTGATTTTGGTAAAGAAAGTCACCCTCTGTATGTGTGGGCGGATAAAAATGATCCCGAACCTGAATTAGACGGCGAGACAGACAAAGCTCAAGAAGCAGTTGAAGAAGCCGCATGTAGTTGCTGTGGAAATGATCCATGTGATTGTGGCCCAGACTGCCCACATTGCGGTGGTAAACCAGACTTAGATGAAGTAGCAGGTCCTAAGGATTGTTGGGACGGTTATAAAAAAGATGGTACCCAACCAGGAACGGGCAAGAACAAAGGTAAGCGTGTAAACAAATGCGTTAAAGAAGAAACTGTCGACAATGCAATGACATCTGCACTGGCAGAACTACGCAGATTAGCAGGTATGTAGCATGAACGATATGCGCAAACTAATGGAAACTGTTGCTCCTCTTTTTCAAGAAGAGCAACCAGTTGTAGAAGCAAACTCAACGCAAGCCATCGAAGAACTACATGGCATTCTGGATCAACTAGAAGAACTAGGTGAACATGCTCGCAGTATTGTAGCAATGATAGATAGAGGCGAAGCAGAAAGACTAGATGCATACGGTGCATTTGACTTTGGTACTAGCACAAATAGATACGATACTACACTTGCAAGTTTCGTAGAAGAATTAGAAAGCGGTGGATATGATGAACGAGATTGATAGAATCAAGTACCTTTCTGGTATCATAACAGAGGACGAAGTAACAAAAGTTGCTGTTGGTCATGTTGACGATGAATCCGACATGATGCGTAAAGAACTATACAAGATCGGCAAGTATGCTGTAGAACTTTACAAAATGCTAGGCGAACTTCCCGACGGTGACTTCCCGCACTGGTGGCAAGGCAAGATAGTAAAAGCTGGAGAATACATAGGGTCAGCTAAACACTATCTGGAAGGCGAACTGTATGCACCCGAGCAGAATGAAACTGAGTTAGATAAACAAGACGAAATAGATGACATAAATCCATCGGGCGTATGATAATACATGTATAAAAAAGGAGCTTATGCTCCTTTTTTATTGTCTACACATTTAGAGCGTTTTCTCAACGAGTATGGGATTATGTATACACCACATAGGCGGAAGTCGTCTAGAAACTACTCTAGCGTCATCAGGCAATGCTAACTGAACAAACTCATGTATGTGATCGGCATTCCAAAACCAAGAGTAGTGTGTAGCATCTGTTACTGCTTCGTCACCGCTAGTGGGAACTCTGTCCACGTTTATTTGTAAATTATCATTATCAATCAAACAGAAAACATTTGCTTGCTCAGTGTCTTCAACAAGAGTAGGCTGTAATACGCCATACTCATGTGTTCTGCGCACAATAAAATAATTCAATGCAACTTCTCGAAGAAAATGTCCGAATATGATTACTCCGCCTGTATTTAAATGTTGATAACATTCCTGTAACAAATTGGAAAGAATCTCAGGATCTAAATTACCAGTTTTCATGTAACAAAAAATTAAATCAAATGTCTCATCATCTGATTGCCAAGGCATAGGTTCATCAATGTTACCATCTGGATTATTCATCTGATTGTGATGGTTCCATTCACGAAAATCTGCATTTGGGAATGTTTCTCGTCCCTGTGCAATTGCTTCACTATCAAATTCAAATACTGTATAGTTTTCTTCGCTGAATTCGCACTCAGGATCATTCAGAAGTGTTCCAGCGTTTCCGTATAGTTCTAATACTTTGGCATTTTGAGTGTCAAGCGTTTTACTTGCACTGCCCAACGTGGTGTTGATGTAGCCGTACTTGGGAATATATGCTTCGATAGTCATTGTGTGTCCTTTGTCTGTGAAAAATATTTATCTATCCTAAAAATTCATCTTTATCCAAACTGGCAATCAAGTGTATGCGTTCCTCATTACTGTAATTGGTTGCGCAATGTATTTTAGAAGTATCTAGCAGGTAGGAGTTTGTTGTTTTGAAGTTCGCCATTTGTAATGGTATTTCCTCTCCGGCATGTTTGACAGAAGTAAAGCCATCTGGCCATCCTACTATAAATGATCTGTTGTTGGTCTTGATAGGAAAATGCAATCTCCATGTTAATATAGCTGAGCCACCTTGCCAACTGCCCATGTGATCCTGACCGTCCACATGAATGCTCAATGTGGTTCTAGGTGGCAAAACGCTTATTCTCCATCTGTATGCACCGGGTACAGATTGTACAAACTGTTCTAAGTAAGTGCCTTTAATTTGATTAATGGGGTATACATATGCTCGTTCATTAATAATTTCATTCTGTTCTCTGGTCAGTTGGGTGGTTAATGATACGGAAGTATCGGCACGTGTGTTGTTTATAAAAGTTTTTCCAGCTATACCGTCAGTCCAATCAGAAGAATCTTTTGTTGAAACTGTGATGCTTTGATTTCGATTAGCAAGTGATTCATACTCTGAGCCCACTGCTTGTGTACATATTGTGTTGTACACCCTGATCACATCTCTTCTCAGTGCCATATAATCGAAATCTATGTCAACTTTTTCAAATATCATAACTGTATGTCCGTTGCTTTTTGTAAATGCAGTGCATCAGGACCGACCATGCCAGTAATTGTGAGGCAGTATCGAGGCCAATATCCCACATTGCCTGTTGCATGATATATTCCTTCCGGCCAACAATGAATATCGCCTAATCGATATTGGTGAAGTACGGTGTTTCCTATCAACACATAATGCCCCCAATTCCAATCATTCAACTGTACAAGATATCTGATCACTTCTGTGTCGTCACTGACTTTTGCAAAATTGCGTCTATAATTATTATAACTGTCCCTGTGCCACGGAATTGCTTTTCCGGGTGGTTGCTTTAAAAACATAATTTGAGGATCAATCAGACCTGACAATTCTGCCATTCGGTGAAACAATTCAGGTAGATTGTTTCGACGTTGCATGCCACCGGTGTTGTGTTCGTTGAAACCAGCAGAAGTGATATCATTGTGGTATCCCTCCATTATGCTCTGTGCTTGTGGATTATATGCTGTGCCCTTAAATTCAACTTCGCTGTAACTGTCGCTTTCTTCAAAGTTCTTATCCGCATGCTGAATTGTATTTTCCAAATCAGTGTGCACAAATCGGCCAACATGCTTGACATCATTGTGATCACACGACGGATCATAATGCCAAGGAAAATTTTGTTTGTTCCATTCCCAATAACTGTCCATTTTAGTAATACTCTCCCGTAAAAAAGATACGCCGATGATCCAAGTGACTGGAATAATCAGTGCCGTGCCATGTGTCTTTGCCAGGGGCCCACATGAAAATTAGCCCGTTTTTGAATTTAATTTCCTTAGAAAATTCAGGAAAATTAGTTTCCTGGGGATCCAGTGGATTATTCAAAGATACATAAAGTTTTGTGCCATAGTCTGAGTAATCCAAACTGTCATCAGCACAATATATTACACATTTTATCAAGCCAATACTGAGGGCATCTCTCCCATACTTGATGTTTTCTCTACGAAGTTCTTCAGGATCATCTGTGTGCGGCAAAAGTATACCCGTTTCTCTTATAAGATCAGCCCCGTGCATTTTAGAATTGACCATATTGGCTTCAGTAAGGCCCACATGCCAGTGTCCATTACTTTTAACATAGTCACCAAAATGCTTTGTTGCTATTTGTTGCAGCACCATACATAAATGATCTTTATGCTCCCAATACAATATACTGTCAGCATTTTCAACACCGTAATTTGCTTGATCATCTGGCGTATAATTAGATAATTTTAATGCGTCTGCATGTACTTGCAAGCAGAGATCATTCACATAATCACACTGCGCCGTGACATGTCGCCATGGGTAATCATGTTCCTCTGATTGGATCTGGAAATTATGTTCGTTTGCGCTCATAGTTCTTCACTAGCTCCTCGGCTTGCTCTCCCCAAAATTTTCCTGCTTTTGGGCCGCCATTACGTTTGCCGTCCGACTCTCCTGGTATCTTTACCCATAAAAATGCATCACATTTTTCTTCACCGGTATCACATGTAGGGGGTTGTCCTAACGATCTGCCTGGAGGATTACACCATTCATTGCCGTGAGGGCCGTTGCCGTTGCGACTTGTGTCCACAACAAAATAATCGTTAGGCCTATGTTCACATATTTTCATCGCCCACTCAATACTTTCCTTTGTGGTGCGATAGTTGCTAACATTCACACTGAAGCCCCTGACTTTATTGTTACACACACTATTTAACAGTTTTGCTGAGTCTTCGGCATTTAACCAATTACTATGGCCGATGTCAACATAAACCAATGCATCACACCTGCTTGTGAAAAGCTCAATGCCTTCCCTCATTGTGTCTAGACGCCATTTGGCGTCAGTGGGATCCATTTCCACAGTGTGGGGTAAACTATCAGGTTCAAAAATAACAATGGGTTTATTATTTCCTATACCATCAGCGAAACTTTCTAGGAAGTAAAAATAACTGTCTCTAGAGTGTGCGCCGCCTTTGCTGTAATGTCCCATGTCTCTGTTGGGCATGTTATAAACTACCAGTACTGGCAATCGAGGGGATGTTCTCCGAAGTAATCGGCGTATGCTGTTATCCAAGTCACTTACTTCTTTCCCGTTTCTTTCGCCGTACCAAAAACTCACAGGGTGTTCAAAAATTTTACTAGCAAGGGGATAATGTATTTTGTGGTCTTTTACTCTGTCAAAGTCATTGACCCAAAAAGGATATGATAGCATTAATACAATAGACCGTAAGCCAAGCACCATACTTCTAATGCAACAGCATAAGCAGCATCTGCAAAAATTGGCACAAGTGCTATAAACAGTGCTGAACCTAATAGAAATTTTTGTGTTTTAGATAAACTCAGCATGTATAACTCCAACAAAATAAAAGTGGTGCCGCCACCAAGAATCGAACTCGGGACCTTCTCATTACAAGTGAGCTGCTCTACCTGCTGAGCTATAGCGGCATTGTGTTTTATTTATTCGAAATTCTCATATTGTTCATCAAAATACGATTCATCTTGAATTGAACTAAACTTGGCTTGTGTAGCATATTCAAATATATCGTCTATGCCTTCCAGTGTTACTAGCATTTCTTTGGGAGATTGTTTTGTAAGTCTGCATAGTTCAGTCATTGCTAACACCAGCTGGTGCCTGCCAATTTCAAACTTTTCGCAAAGCAGCCTAACGTCTGGTTGATATCCTGTATTGTCGTCTGTCATCATTGTGCGTGTGCCTTTTTTTGGGTTAATAGTATAGTTGGTTTACTTTATGATAATAACTTTCTGTACATGTCCTGTTGTGGGGAATCTAACTACATTTTCATATCCTAAGTTATGAAGTTGGTTGCTTAACCACCCTGGATGGAAAACGGACACTAAATGCTCTACACGCTTGTTGCTATACATCTCGTCTAACAACAGATCGCTGTCCACAAGATATTTGTAATCTAGTAAGCATTCCTGAACATCATCAAGTGTAACACACTGTCTATGGGGGTAGTCCAATTTACGCTTGTCTAAAAACCATTCTATTCCAGTTGCATCCACAAATGTAAATGCTATTTGGCCGGTGTCTTTGCATACTCTACGCATTTCAGACACATCGTGAATTAACTGTTCGTACGTGGTGTGACTGTAAACACTGTATGCCAGCACAAAGTCAAACGTATTATCTTCATAAGGCAACGGCAAATTAATTTTGCCATCGGGATTATACATGTGATTGAATGCATCATAGTGTTGCCAATTAGCTTCAGGGCAAAGAGATTTGCCGTAATCTAATGCAGATTGATCAACATCCAAACAATAATAATTGTTAAGCTCGACTCCATCAGATTGCTCCATGCAATCCAAAATAAAGTTTCCGCAATTGCCGCCAATGTCCAAAACTTTTTGTCCTTGCCAATCGGGCTTTCTAAGCACGACATCAAAGAATCTAAAACGTTCTGCACGAGGGAAAACTGAACTTCTTTTTTTCACAAACCGCTCGACTCCTGTTACGTCAATATCAAGCATTACAGAGTGATTTTAGTATCATCAGGTAAACGTTTTTTTCCGCTATCATTGTTTATACTGTCAAACTGTCCGGCGCCTTTGGGATTATAAGAGTTCAGATCTTCGAATGGATTAACCTCACCTGATATAAACTTTTCAAAAGGACTTGGAGACTGATGAGCACCAATTTTTTTCAAAAACCAATCAATCTTACTAGCATGGTGCATTCGAGCTTGTGTCATATTAGGATGATTAAAATCTTCAGGATCTTCTGGATTTCCTTCTTTGTACACTCTGTCTGCAAAAGTTTTATCATCGTTGCCGCCAGTCAAGTCGGCACGATCATGTAGAATTTCTATATTAATTTTTTCATAGATACCGTTCATTCTGGCAATGACACTTACCCAAGTGTCATTTTGAGCATTGATACTCCATGCATCGCATAGCACAAACCAGTCAGCAGGTATAATT